CTCGGTGTTTTTAAACGAGGAAGACCAGCGAGCCATTTCCGAAAAGCTAAACGAAATCATGCAACAAAAGTTTACCGAGAAAGTATTGGAGGAACTTGTTGACCCAAAAGAAGGAAATCTTAAAGCATTACTACAAGCTAAGTTAAGAAACACGGGGGCAGTAACAGGAACAATTAGCGTTCCTGCTGGGGCGGGAAGTATTGAAATGCAAAAGCATATGGAAGCCCACATCAAAGCCATAGAAGAGCACCCCGAATTTAAAACAACAATCGGAAAGCTACATAACTACACATGAGCTGGACTAAGACCTTTGAGCAAGACTTGCACGACAAGTATGATGCCCCTGCCAAAGAAGCGGTGGCTAACTACTTAACAAAACTCGGCTATGAAGTTTTGCCCAATCCTGACAAATATGGTGTTGATCTGCTTGTGAACCACAACGGCATCGGCATAGGCGTTATTGAGGTTGAGGTTCGGCAATGGAGTCCTATGTGTCCTTTCCCTACCATTCACGTGCCTGAGAGAAAAACCAAGTTCTTCAACGGCAACTCACTATTCTTTGCGCTCACGAAAGATATGCAACACGCTTACTGGATTGAGTCAAAAGACATATTGCGTTACCCGTTAAAAGAAGTGCGTAATGTAAAAGTCACAAGTGGTGAATTGTTTTATGACGTGCCGACTAATGAATTTAATTTTGTGGACTTGTTATGAATGAACCAGTAGCGTGGATGGATGATTGTAGTTTTTTTACAGAACAGCCTGATGATATGGAAGGTGTTATTCCACTCTATACCCATCCAGTAAAAGACCTAACAGATGAGGAAATAATGGAGTTGTCTTACATGACTAGCGATAACGACCCTATTGCATTTGTCAGGGCAATACTAAAAAAGGCACAAGAGAAATAATGCCATTTAAAGACCACCCAACAGACCCTACCAAAGTTATTTATGTAGCACATAAGTACGAATTAGAGCCAAGATTAAAAAAATTAACAAACAATGAGATAGAAGTGCTTTGGGAAAAACATTGTCCGTTTGATTTAACTGCTGGCATTAAGTTTGCTAGAGCAATACTAAGAAAGGCACAAGAGAAATGAGCTTGATATTTCCAATTGACGGCAAACCTTATGAAGCAGAGATAACCATTGCTACACCACCTGAACCAGTAGGGTACTGGAAAATTGGAGATGGTTATAGTTACATGACTTTTGCTATGTACAAACGATTTACTCCTGAACAAATTAAAAATACCGAAGAATTGCTTGGATGGGTTTGGGTTGAAGGAAAGGCACAAGAGAAATGACAACAATAATGACGCACACAACCACGCATCGTGGTGTAACCAGCACCAAGCTATGCACAATGATTGAAGGTAAAAAATTTTGCGAAGTGCAAGACACAACTCCACAAGAAGTTGGCATAACAATGCTTGGAATATTTGGTGCTGGATTGATGTGGGTAATTTTTTCTTTTATTACATTTAAAGTAATTCAAAGAATTTTTAAAATAGATGCAGATGATGGCTGGGGAGTAGGAGCAATACTTTTTTCTTTATTTGCCCCAGTTGCCTATCTTGGTTTGTTTTTGGCATTATTTGGATAGAAAGGCACAAGAGAAATGAACGCAAATGAACTAGCAGACATAGTAGACCATTGGGCTTGGAAAGAAAGCGCAGAGTATTTGACAGATGCAGCCACCATGCTACGCCAGCAACAAGCTGAACTTGAACATATGCGTAGCTTCTTTGGTTGCGACCCTGCTTATTATGGAATGACAAAATCCCATCCAGCAAAAGAACTAGATGAACAGTTTAAAAAAGGTTTTAAAGCTGGCAAAGAAGAAGGATGGAAAGCCCATAAATTCCATCATCCAGTAAAAGAACAACTAACAGAGGAACAGGTAATTGATATTACTAAAACATTTTTTAATATTCATCCTGAAACTAATTTAACTGAAAAATTTAATATTCCTTTGTATGAACTTACCCATTTTGCTAGAGCAATACTAAGAAAGGCACAAGAGAAATGAGTATTTGGGAAAAGGCTAACGATATATCGTCGCTTGCGTATCGCATAAGTAATTTAAAAGACATGGTTGAATTGGTTGCGTCTGATTTACAAGACCCACATAGCGGTGCGTTATGGGGTGTTAGAGAGGCTCTTGATGATATATATCAAAAGATTGAAGCCGAAGTAGCTGAACTAATGCGCATTAACCGTGAGCAAGAAGAAGCACCTAAAAAGAAAAAGAAATGAATATTTTAACCCTCGACTTCGAGACTTACTACGCACAAGACTTTAGCTTGTCTAAGATGACGACTGAAGAGTATGTGCGTGATGATCGCTTTGAAGTTATTGGAGTATCAGTAAAGGAGAATGATGATGAAGTTAAATGGTTTAGCGGTTCTCACCAAGAAGTATTGGATTTCTTGTCTCAGTATGACTGGAATAATTCTTTTGCTCTTGCCCATAATGCTGTGTTTGACTCTGCTATTCTCACTTGGCGGTTTGGTATTAAGCCAATGGCTTGGCTTGACACGCTTAGCATGGCACGTGCGACAGATGGTTTGGAAGCTGGCAACTCCCTCGCTAAACTGGCTCAGCGTTATAACCTTGGAGTCAAAGGGACAGAAGTACTCAATGCGCTCGGCAAACGACGTAAGGATTTTAGCGACAATGATTTGTGCGCATATGGTGGATATTGTAATAATGACGTGGAGTTAACCTACTCTTTATTTGAAACACTACTACCTCGGTTTAGCCTTTCAGAGTTAAAGCTAATTAGCTTGACAGTCAAAATGTTTGCAGAGCCGACATTATTTCTAGACACGGCGCTACTTGAGCAACATCTGCTACAAGTTAAAGCCCGCAAAGAAAAGTTACTTGATGCTTGCGTAGCAGATAAAGATACCCTAATGTCCAATCCAAAATTAGCAGAACTACTAATATCGCTGGGCGTTGAACCACCAATGAAAATAAGTCCAGCCAATGGGAAGGAAACATATGCGTTCGCTAAATCAGATGAAGGTTTCAAAGCGCTTGCGGAACACCCCGATGAAAGAGTCCAAGCAGTCGTCGCAGCTAGGCTCGGGACAAAGTCCACACTCGAAGAAACAAGAACCGAACGCTTCATTAGCATATCTAAGCGTGGTCGTATGCCCGTACCTCTTCGTTACTATGCCGCTCATACTGGTCGTTGGGGCGGTGATGACAAACTTAATCTCCAAAACTTACCAAGAAAATCCCTACTCAAGGAGGCTATAATTGCACCCGACGGATACACCCTCATCGATGCGGATTCTTCACAGATTGAGGCTCGCATCGTCGCTTGGCTCTCACACCAAAGTGATTTGGTCACGGCCTTTGAAAGGAAAGAAGATGTATACAAAATCATGGCATCGTCTATCTACAATAAGGCGGAAAATGAAATCGACTCGGGAGAGCGGTTCGTGGGTAAGACAACAATCCTCGGTGCGGGGTATGGCATGGGCTCTACCAAGTTTGGGATACAACTCCGAACTTTTGGGGTGGAAATCCCTGATGCGGAGGCGGCTCGGATTATCGACGTGTATAGATCTAGATACCCTTTCATTCCCCGACTTTGGCAGGAAGCTGGTGGTGCCCTTGAAGCGCTCAGAACTCAAAAAACTTGTGAAGTGGGGCATCAAGCGCAGGCACTTACCGTTACGGAATATGGTTTTCTACTCCCAAGTGGTCTTTACCTCAACTACCCCGACCTACAACGTGATTCAGACGGACAGTACAGCTATGCCAGCCGACGTGGTCGAATAAAGATTTATGGTGGGAAAGTAGTAGAGAATGTGTGTCAAGCCCTAGCAAGGTGTGTTATTGGGGAGCAAATGCTTCGTATAGCGAAGCATTACAAGGTAGCCTTAACCGTACACGATGCGGTGATGGCTGTCGTACCTGAGGATGAAACTAAGTCCGCAATGTTGTATATTGATGAGTGTATGAAATGGAGACCGAAGTGGGCTCAAGACCTTCCTTTGGCTTGCGAACTTGGTGTAGGTAAATCCTACGGTGACTGCAGTAATAAAAAGGCAATAGAAGAATGGCAAAAGTAGACTATACCCCTATGTATTTAGAAGCGACGAAAGAAATGAAATTAGCACACGAAGCCTTAGTAAAAGGTAAGTTTCAAGTTGCATATGAGCACACGTTAAATGCGCAGACTGAATTAAAGCTGATGCGTGGTGCAGTTAAAAGTTGGATTCCTGCGGAGGACAAATGAGCGAGCATGACGGTGGTAAGGGCGATGCCCCACGCCCATTAGGTGTGCCTATGGAACAATTTGACAAGAACTTTGAAGCTATCTTTGGCAAGAAACAACCAAAGACTTTGAAGGAATACATTGAGCAAAAAGAAAAACCAAAGGAAACCGAATGAGCTTTACTTGGTCATACTCATCACTGGGCTTGTTCCAGCAATGTCCTCGCAAATACTACCATCTACGTATAGCTAAGGACATTGTTGAACCCGAAGCCGAGCACCTCATCTACGGAAAGCTGGTGCATGAAGCTGCGGAAAAGCACATCAGAGATGGTGAACCAATTCCCGAAAAGTATTCTTTTCTTACGCCAGTATTGGATGTCCTTAAAGACATACCTGGCCAAAAGCATTGTGAATATAAAATGGGTTTGACCGCTGACTTGGAGGCTTGTGGTTTCTTTGATAAGAACGTATGGTATCGAGGCATTGCTGACTTAATTATTATCAACGATAACTTGGCGCACATAGTCGATTACAAGACAGGCAAGTCTGCACAATATGCCGACACTAAACAGTTAGAACTTATGGCGCTATGTGTATTTAAGCACTTCCCACAAGTTGAACGTGTCAAGGCTGGCTTAGCGTTTGTAGTATGCGAGGAGTTTGTTAAGTCTAACTACACTAAGTACGATGCACCTGAGAAATGGATTACATGGATTCAAGAGACAGATAAATTAGAAGCTGCCCACGATAACGATGTTTGGAACCCAAAACCAAACTTCACTTGCAGGAAATTCTGCCCAGTAAAAGATTGTGAACATAATGGAAAAGGGCATTACAGATGAACGAGAATGATTTGAGACAGGCATTTGCCCTGATGTTAACGGTTGGGCTTGGTATTGATAATGCAGATATAAACCCAAAGTCGGTGTGGAAAATAGCCGATGCGCTAGTAGCTGCTCAGAATGAAGAGCCCGAACCAGAAGTAGGCATCGTTGCAGTTAAATCAAGGAGAAAGAAAAATGGTTAAGTGGATTGTTGTTTTTATTTTTATGGTGTTGGTGCTTGGTTTAGCGTTAGATGCTTTTGCCTGCAACATCATTACGATTGTTAAACCTGATGGCTCTATTATGAATTGCACCGTATGCGGCACAATCGTGAACTGCTCATAGAGATCATTGATGACGTACTGCGCCGACTACCAAACAAAAAACCAGGGATAAAGCCATATGAGCTATGGAACGCTATACCGAATCTTCGACGAGCAAGGCGACCTGATGCGTACTGTTTCGAGGAAAGAAGAAGCGCTCGCAGTAGTCGCTCTGCGGAGTGGCTGGGCTTACAAAAAAGTCGTAATAAACAAACCAAAGTTTGAATTTGAGGAGGCCCCATTTTGAAGTTTACACAAGACTGGTTTAGTCACAACATACCAAACTTTGAGCTATGTATGCAAGCTATTGGCGAAGAACGTAGTAACTTTTTAGAGATCGGTTCATACGAGGGCAGGTCAACTTGTTGGCTGCTGCAAAATGGTTTATCTGATGATGGTGTAATTACTTGCATCGAACCATTTGTTGGGGTAAGTGGTTTTCAAAACCTAGATTTAATGGAAACCTTTGAAGACAATACTTTTGAAGCTAAAAAGAAAAACCAATACCTTGAGACTTACAAGACTGATTCTTTTCATGCTTTAGCTTATATTGTTTCTGAGCATGGTAACGAGTATGACTTTATTTATGTAGACGGAGATCATTCACCCAGCACAGTTTTATCCGATGCTTGTATGGCATGGGGATTGCTACGCAAGGGTGGGGTGATGTTGTTTGATGATTATGAGTACCCGCACGAGCCTACCAAAATAGGTATAGATGGATTTTTAAATGCGTTTGCTGGTCAGTACAAGATTGTTGTGAATAATTACCAAATGGGAATACAGAAGCTATGAGAGCGGTTGTTATAACCCCAACTACGGGTTTACCCGAACTGGCTCAGGCTATAAAAAGCGTTGCTAAACAAGACACTAATGTAGAGCATTGGGTGGTGGTGGATGGCACACAATACGCTGAGAAAGCCGTCAAGATTGTACAAGATAATGTACACGCTGGACTAAAGCTAATCATCTTGCCTGAGAATACTGGTAAACCACACAACTACTTTAAAGAACTAGACGCTAATTTTTACGGGCATCGCATTTATGCTGGTATAGCTAATTTTATTAATGCCGACTGCGTTCTTTTTCTTGATGAAGATAATTGGTATGAGCCGAACCATGTAAGCACAATGGTAGAAGGACTTAAAAACTACAGCTTAGAGTGGATTTATTCCCTACGCAAGATTGTAGATAAAAACGGCAACTTTATGTGTGAAGATAACTGCGACAGTCTTGGGGTATACCCTAACCAAAACAGGATCACTTTTGTGGACATGAACTGCTATTGCTTTAGAACTGAGTTTCTTCTTAAATTGCAACCAATATTTCAAGTACCATCCTACAACTGCGATAGAGCGCTATTTAAACAAGCGGTAGCATTATCTTCCCGCCCCGATAGCTATAGTTCTACTGGTAGATACACAGTAAATTACAGAGCTAACTACGATGAGCATAAAGATTGGTTTTTAGGTGGCAATATTAAGATGCATGATATATACAAAACATTTCCATGGAGAATTGAATGACGCAAATATTTATAGCAACACCGATGTATGGCGGGCTATGTAACGGAACATATGCAGTAGGGCTATTGTCCGCAGTTGGGGTATTTTCTCAGCGTGGGATTGGTATGCAATACGCTCATTTGATGAATGAGTCTTTGATTACCCGTGCCCGTAATGCTTTGGCTAAGGATTTTTTAGCTACTGACTGTACTCACCTTATGTTTATTGATGCCGACATCGGGTTTAATCCAGCAGACATTCCGCCAATGATTGACTCAGATAAAGATATTATTTGTGGTATTTACCCAAAGAAAGAAATTAACTGGGTTGATGTAACTAAAGCAGTAAATGAGGGCGTACCCCCACAACAACTTCACCACCATACTGGTGCATTTGTAGTTAATCTTGTTAACGATGCAAAGACTGCCGAAGGCGCTATGTACGAGCCACTAGAAATTGCTAACGGTGGTACAGGGTTTATGCTTATTAAACGAGAAGTATTTGAAGGTTTGGTTGGTAAAGTCCCTACTTACAGAAACGATGTATTTGCGGCGGTCGATGACCAAAGTAATCCAGAAGTAATTAACGAGTTTTTTGCTACTAGCATTGATAAAGATTCGGGTAATCGCTTATTGTCTGAGGATTACCACTTTTGTAAAATTGCACGGGAGGCTGGATTCAGAGTTTGGGCAGCCCCATGGGCGCACTTGTCCCATACTGGGACTTACATCTTTAACGGCATGTTACCGAGGGCATAATGCAAGATCCAGTCAATCATCCAAAACACTATACAAGCCACCCATCGGGAGTGGAGTGTATCCAAATTACCGAACATATGGGGTTTAACCTAGGCAATGCTATGAAGTATATATGGCGAGCCGACCTTAAAGCTGATGCCGTAGAGGACTTACGTAAAGCAGTTTGGTACATTAACCGTGAACTAGCCAGGAGAATCAAATGATAGAACCCATACCTTTTGCTGGCTGGATTGAAGCAGACCCCCCTGAAAAAGAACAGATTGAGCAGATTCTTAAGGATATGCTTGGTGATGACCCCCAATCTGGCATAAAATATGTGGTATTGACCGATGGTTCGGTCTACTATTTCCGCAAAGAAGGGGATCGCTATGCCTTATGTGAACAAACCAAGACCATACAAACATGAATACGAAATGTACGATGGTACTCCTGCAGTTAAAAAGAAACGTGCCGAGCGTAATAAAGCTCGCCGTATGCTTGAGAAAGCTGGAGTTGTGCACAAAGGGGATGGCAAGGATGTCGACCACAAGACTCCTTTATCCAAAGGTGGTAAAACTGTCCGCAGTAATCTAGCAGTAAAAGATGCCAGCGCAAACAGATCATATAGCCGAAACTCAGACCATACAGTAAAGCGGAATAAACCTAAAAATGGAAATAGTCGATAACAAAGCAATTGTAATTACTACACGTAGACCGAACTTAATAACTGAATGCATACCTAAAAGTGAAATAGTTGACACCGATGGCGACCTACACAAAGTTGCCGTTCATTGGGGTTTAGAAGAAGCACAAACCCTTAATAAATTAAAGATAAAGAATATCCCTTCACCAATTCAGAAGGAATACAAGTGGCCTGGGTTATTTAAACCTATGGCGCATCAGAAAGAAACTGCTAATTTCTTGACGCTTAACCAACGTGCCTTTTGTTTTAATGAACAGGGTACTGGTAAGACAGCCTCAGCTATATGGGCAGCTGACTATTTAATGGAAACAAACCGTATTGGTCGAGTACTTATTATTTGCCCTTTATCTATTATGCAGTCAGCATGGCAGGCAGATTTATTTAAGTTTGTTATGCATCGCAAGGTTGCCGTAGCTTACGGAGATAGAATCAAACGCAAAGCTATTATAGATAGCGAAGCTCAGTTTGTAATTATTAACTATGACGGCGTTGAAATCGTAGCCGACGATATTGCTAGAAACAATTTTGACCTTATCATCATTGATGAAGCTAATGCATACAAGACTATTAGCACTCAGCGCTGGAAAACCCTTAACCAAATCATAACCCCCCGTACCTGGCTATGGATGATGACTGGTACTCCAGCAGCACAAAGCCCTACGGATGCGTTTGGCCTAGCTAAAATGTGCGTGCCCGACAATGTACCTAGATTCTTTGGTTCTTTCCGTGACCAGACTATGGTCAATATTAGCAAGTATCGCTGGCTACCAAAACCAGATGCCCAACAAACTGTATTTAATGCCCTTCAACCAGCAATCCGATTTGAGAAGAAAGATTGCCTAGACCTACCAGAGGTGACACATGTTTTCAGGGACGCCCCCCTTACTGCGCAACAGGAGAAATACTACAAACTCCTCAAAAAAGAAATGCTCATGGTGGCAGATGGAGAAGAAGTCAGCACTGTCAATGCTGCTATTAACCTTAATAAACTCCTGCAGATTTCTGGTGGGGCTGTCTATTCTGATACTGGTGCTGTCGTTGAATTTGACGTGTCTAATCGCCTACGAGTTATCGAGGAAGTTATCGAAGAGGCTAGTCACAAAGTGCTTGTCTTTGTGCCGTTCACGCATACAATAGAACTACTCAGTGCGCATTTGAGAGGGGCAGGTATTAGCTGCGAAATTATAAATGGGGCTGTTCCCGTAAATAAACGAACTGAAATTTTTAAGAAATTTCAAGAAACCGACCAACCTCGTGTGCTCCTCATACAACCTCAGGCAGCTTCACACGGTGTCACACTAACGGCAGCAGATACCATCATTTGGTATGCACCAGTAACGTCTATTGAAACGTACCTACAAGCTAATGCCCGTATCGACCGACAGGGGCAAAAAAATAAAATGACTATCGTGCATATTAAGGGTTCACCCGTAGAGACAAAGCTATACCATATGTTGCAAAATAAACTCGACGTACACGAAAAAATTATTGATTTGTACAAAAAAGAAGTTGACGAAAAAGAATTGACATAGTAAAGTAGTAACCATCAGGCAAAGACCTGTAATTATTTAAAGGAAAACGAAATGACACAAGATACCGAAGCGGTAGAACAACCCGTCGCTAACATAGACAAACTGGTTGAAGTTTATATAAAAATCCGTGACGCTCGTGACGAACTTCGTCGTGAGTTAGAAGCTAAAGAAGCTGACTTAAACGAGCAGCTAGAAATTATTTCCCAGCAGATACTTGAGGTTTGCAAGCAGACTGGTGCCGACAGCATTAAGACGCAACATGGCACAGCTATGCGTGGTGTTAAATCACGCTTTTGGACTAATGACTGGGAAAAATTTTACGAGTTTATGAATGAGCAGAAAGAATTTGGTCTGCTCG